AATAGTAGTGGAAACCCAGTCAAACTAAATGGTGAGATTTTTAAACGCTTGTGTAGTGGAGGTGATAGTCATAAAGCAAGAGGTTTGTATCAAGACCCAGTAGAGTTTTGTATTCAAGCAAGAGCGATGCTTATGTGTAATGACTTGCCCCCATTTAGCAGTCCAGATTGTTTGGAAACCGCTTACCAGTTTAGCAGTAGTATCCAATTCAAATCCCAAGCAGAAATAGACAAACGCAAGAAGGACGGCGAACCAGAGTTTTTGTTGAAACTATACTTACCAGCAGACCCAACCATTAAAGACAAGGCAAGAAGCGAAGAGTGGGCGAATGCCTTCATAATGCTTTTGTATGAAGCATTTGCGAAACCAGTTGAATTGGAAAAGGCGGAGGAAGACAAGGAGAATGAAAATGAAGAAGATACTACGGAGTTGAGGAAAGGTCTTTTGGATTGCTTTATATTTGAGGGAACGCCAGAATTACGAAAGGGGAAGGGTCAAGGCGAGTGGTTTTGTTCTTCAGCAAAAATCAAAGGTATTTTAGCGAATAATGGATTTGCTGGGACGAGTTCGCAGAAGGTGAATAAGGAGTTGAAGGCGATGGGTCGCATCAAGGCGGAGTATAGCGACAAAAAAGGGTTCTGGGGACTGAAGGAGTTTGTGAAACCGAGCGAAGACCCAGAATTAGTAGAGGAATAAAGGATTTTTAGATAAAATATATTCTGTAATAATTTTTATCTAATGGTAAGTATATAATGTCCGCACCAAAAATATCCGCCGAGGAGTTTAGAAAACGCTATTTAGTTAGTCTGCGACAACAGATTGCGAATGATAGCAAAAACTATCAAGCAAACCAACTTTTTAAGGAAACTGCTCAACCAGCAGTGTTAGAAGACAATCGCTCCATTACGGAGAAGGTTGCCGATGAGGGTCGTTTAGGGCAAATATTAAGAAGTGAATTGGGTAAGATTACTGATATGGGTTCAGCGAATGAGATTGTGAATAGACTTTCCTTACCAGACAAGCAGTTCTTGCTCACCCAGTTTGGAGCATTTAGTAGCGAGGCAAGTCGCCGATTTAAGTTTGGTTTTACTTACGATATATTTAAAGACTTTTTTGAGAAGTTCCAGCAAAGTGTTATTGCTACTGGTGGTTTGAGTGCTACGCCAGAGGCGATTGCGGAAAGTGTTATTGAAACCCAGCAAACCAACAAATCAAAAAGAGCAAAGGCAGACCCAGAGGCGACTGGTGATTTTGAAACCCAAATAGAAGGAATACCTTTCCCAATAGAAGAAGATTTTAGTAATATTCCCAAGGAGGACTGGACGAAGATAAGAAAAGCAATTGTAAAAGAATTAAGACGACAGTTAGCACAAGAAAGTTTTTCACAAGCACAAATAGACAGACGAAAGGATATTTTGAAATACATTGAAGGAACAACAATCCCAGAACTCAAGGGCAAAACGCACCAACAGTTTATAGCATATTTTGATGCTAACCCAGACAAAATAAATGAATTAAATCTTGTCCTTGGAGGTGTTTCTGGTGAGGGTATCAAGGGATGTGGTTTAAAGAAAAGCAAGACCAAGGTAAGCGGAGGTATTCCAGAAGTAAAGCGATTTGCGAAGTTTGGGCGTTATGTGATTGATAGGCAAAAGTTAAAGGACGGACAGTGTGTAATACGATTTGAGAGCGGTGCTTGTATCCATAAACTTCCAGCGAGGCGTATTGGTAAGGAAATCCAGAATGTTTTGACGAAAATTGCTGGTGGTGCGTTGCCGTCATACGAAGATATTAACTCATTGTCCCAAGACGATAGACGCTTTATGTTTAATATTCAAAAGATGGCGAAGATGGATGCCCAAATACCGTCGCCAGATAAGGATACGGAAACCAAGCAAATGGAGGAGTTTGAAAAGATGAGGGGTCAAATCCTCGCTGGTAATGATAATAAGGATTTAATTAAGAAGTTCAAACTGACGCTTTTGATGTTCGCCAAGGACGGACGCATTCCTCGCCGAGAAGTGAATGAAGTGTTGATGGAGATGGCGAGTATTGGATTGTAAATCTAATATTTTGTTTTGTAAAATAGTTTATAAAACAAAAACATACAGAGAAGTATTTTACTCCCCTACTAATTTGGTTCTACCAGAGCAAGTGATACGCCAGAAATGCTGGACTATATTTTGGAAAATCTTTCCATTTCTTATTGCGATTGAGGAATGCTGTTTGTCTTTTTTTGTCCTTATGGTAAGTGAAGTCCTCCATTCCAGACTGACCAAAGTGTATCATTTTGCCGTCTGGGTCTTCCACCATATACTTCTTCTCTTTTTTGGTTGAAGGGAAAACCTTACCCACATCATACTCGTTCGCCTTGCGTTGAACTGCCTTGATGTTGCTGAAATCGCTCAATCCCTCGCCCTTGATGAAAGGAGGCAGATTAGCGTCGCCCTTGATTTTTTGTTTCAAGGCAATCTGTTTCTTCGCTTGTTCTGGGTCAATCTCACTGGCGGTTAAGGGAGTGTCTTTGGATATGCGTTTTGTGGGACGATACACTGGGTATTCCTTACCCCCAATATCTGCCCACTTTTCCTTCATCCATCTCCCAAGGTTTTTGGGTTCGCCGTCGTCAGCATACTTACCTCCTAATTGTTTGTATGCCTTCACTAACGCCATACTTCTATATGCGGATGGTTTATCGTATCTCTTATAAACAATGTCTTTTACTTTTTCGTAAAGTTCTGGATTAGTAGGCGTAGGCATCTATAATATTAGCAAACATAATATTGCGATTGCCCCTACCAACAATACAAGTAGGCAAACCCCTATTACTTTATTTTGGAACTTGATTTGTTCTTCCACAGACAACCTCTCTATTTTTGGAGGCAAGAAACTTTCATAAAGAGTATTTGGTTCTTGAAGACTTTTCATCATTTTAATATACAGAGAAGAAAATTACCCCTATACTAATCTTATTCACTATCCTCCATTGTATTTTGTCCCCTCATTGCTCTTGTATTCGCAAATCTGTTGGGGTCAATAACCTCCAGCAAACCCTTTCTATATCGGTTATGGATTTCCTCGTCATAATCAATAATTAAGGGACTAAACTTTTCGCTGGTAGCATACTCGTATATTTTGAGTAGGTCTTCCTTATCTACGCCAAGACCGCCCTCACTTAAAATCATATTAATTTCTCGGTGTCCGCTTAATTTCAGCAAGACCAAGTAGGAGCAGTTGGTTCTAATTATTTTTGGAATGCGGAAATAAGATTGCGACAAAAAGATGACGGAGCAGTTGAGTTTTCTTGCTCTAATATAGTAGTTCTCTACTTTGGACAAATCTTTCGCCAAGACTAAATCGTCAAAAATGACCAAGTGGTTTTCTTCCTTATCAAACTTGTCTAATTGAGGAGTGTTTTCCAGACCCTCTTTGATTTGGATACTGTCGCTCTTTTGTCCTAACCATTTGTAAAGGGGTTCGTCTTTGTTTCTGGTAATGATAGTAATGTCGGCAAAAGTGCCTTTGCCTTTGCTAAACAGTCCTATGAGATTGACTACGAAGTTGGTCTTACCGCTCCCAGAAGGAGCAACCACAACCATACGGAAAGGGAGTTTTAGTTTATGGAGATTGAAGTTGGGGTTTTCTGCTTTGTCCAGTAGGTCTTTTGGAATACGCTCATACATATTTACGATTTTCCCATCTGGTTCTGGTTCTGGTTCTTTCTTCTTGCGAGGCATTTAGGGTATATTGTATTGTGATATAATAATTTTGGTATAATTTCTAAATAATTGTCTAATGCTATTCTATAATGGAAGAAACTGCTACCGCTACTGTAAGAAGATGCTCCCTTTGCGGAGAAGAAGGACATATTAGAAGCAACCGTTTGTTTCACCCCTTGGTTGATGAAGTCGTAGAATTGGTTGTTGAGGAAATCCCTATTGAAGAACCCCTTTCTATTGAAATCCCTATTGAAGAAATCGCTCCTCTTGAAGAAGTGGTGATTGAAATGCCTCCCATTGATGAGGTGGTTGTTCTTAAAAAAAAAACAGTCTTCAACACACTTAACTATAGTAAGAAGAAACCTACCGAATATCACCAACTTAAAGTAGGTAGAGGATAAAATAATATATTCACAATATATATTATGGCGACTTATCCACCACCCACAGAAACCTTACCCACTTTTAATTCAACTGTATTTACTTCCCCACTTACTGATGCTTTAACAATAGCAGAAGCAGACGGAAGATATTTGAAGTTTCCAATTTCACAAGGTAGTGAAACAATTAACGGCAATTTAGTAGTAAGTGGAACAACAACAGTAGATACTATTGCTGGTTCAGCAGTTGGAACAGCAGTGTCTTTGTATAATGAAGCATCAAGAACTGGAACAATCAGTATCGGCACTGGAACAACGGACACAAGAGATATATTTATAGGCACTAATGCTATTGTGAGTGGAACAAAAACAAGAATAAGAGGAGCAAATATAGATATACAATCACAAGATACTATCCAGATTACTAATGGAGGATTACTTACTATAACTGCTGGTGCTCCTATTACTTTTTCAACTGGTGCTACTCAAAATATAAGTATTGGTTCTAATATGACGAACACAGCAACTTTTCAACTTGGTGGAACTTCTGGAGGGTCTGCTACATATAATTTTGCTACTGGAAACGCTCAAACTGGAACAATCAGTATTGGAAGTGGAACTGGAACAAAAACGATGGCGATAGGTGGAACAAACACCACTCTCAATTTGGTTGGGACGGCAATTACAGCGTCAAGACTTGCTTGTAATACCTACACTACTTCTACTACTGGAACTACCGCATCGCTTTTTGACGAAGCGACAAGAGGTGGAATTATCTCCATCGGCACTGGAACAAATAGAAGTGGGGCAATTAATATCGGCAACGGTGGTGGTGCGAGTTCTACTGGAGCGGTAAGTATTGGAGGTGGAGCGAGTTCTACTGGAGGAGTAAATATCTTAACCACTGGAGGCGGAACAGCACTTATCGGCAATGGAACTATACCAGTTCAAATACTTGGAACGGTGGATATAAATAACACTGGAACGGCAAATACAAAAATTGGAAACGGAACTGGAACTACCTCCTTTACTGGAACTGTTAATATCCTTGATACTGTATCGCTTGGAAGCACCTCTGCCGACTTAATTGTCCCCAATGGAACTTTGACGAAACCTTTTATTATTGGAACATACGCATCACAGAGTTCTTATTCGCTCTCATCATCAACACCACTCACTACTTACCTTGGTGGAACATTAGAAACAACCAACAGTTTTTCCAATGTTGCTACTGGAACTTTTGTTTATCCTATGTCTTCAATTAGTCCTTACACTGCTGGTGGTGGTATTTCTTTGACTGCTGGAACATATATGTTTTGGATGGGTATTAATTGGGAAGATGCTTCCGCCTTTAATATGACGGATTGTCGTATGGGGTTAAGTAATGACGGCACTTTATCAAGTGCTTCAAATGAAGCAACAATTGTTGGGGCACTTCCCAACTTAACTTGCTATTTTCATAAGACCGACCAAGGCGACAGTGCTGGAACTGATAGTGAGAATAGAGTTGTGAGTGCTTGTTTTAATATTGCTACTACTACAACGATGTTTCCTTTTTTTGTCTGTAATTACTCCCTCACTATTGATACTGTAAGGATTGATGTTATTTTTACAAAGATAGGTTCAGCATAAAATAATATATTTATAGTATATATTATGGCGACTTATCCACCACCTACAGAAACCTTACCCACTTTTAATTCAACTGTATTTACTTCTCCACTTACAGATGGTTTAACAGTAGCAGAAGCAGACGGAAGATATTTGAAGTTTCCCTCATCGCAAGGTGGAGAAACAATTAACGGCAATTTAGTAGTAAGTGGTGCTTCAACACTGTCTTCGGTTATTACAAACACCATAACTGGAACGGCAGTTGGAACGGCAGTGTCTTTGTATAACGAAGCAACAAGAACTGGGGGCATTTCTATCGGCACTGGAAATACTACTGGTTCTGTGCCTATCACAATTGGTAATCAAACTGGGTCTTTTGGAAGTGTTGATATTGGTTCAACCACTATATCAATTGGTAAAAATAATTGTGCTACTAATAATATTGGAACATCAACTGGTGGAACATTGAACTTAAAAACTGGTTCTACTGGTGGAGCAATCAATATGGGAACTTCTATGACCAGTGGGACTATTGTTTTGGGAGGCACTACTGGTGGAACTTCTACGCTTACAGTAAATCGCCCTATTGCCCCAGCATATTTGCCCTCTGCTATTGGAGCAACTAATATAGGATACCAAGCATCATCAACTAATAACACTTATACATCGGCAATTGCTGGAGTTTTTGAAGTAATGAATACTGGGTCTATTACTGCTGGTGTTTGGATGGTTGAAGGGTGTTTTGTTTTTAGTGGAGCAACTGGGGGCGGACGAAGAATGGGTTTAAATACTACTTCTGCTGTAATGACTGATACTCGCACCCAAGGCGTAGCAACTGGAACTTTCGCACAATTAGTAGTATCATCTATATTTTCTTTTTCTACTGCTACTACGGTGTATCTTAATATAGATATTACTGCTGGTTTAGGTGGTGCTGGAACAAATATTAGCACTTTGAGATGGACGAGATTAGCATAAAATCTATGTATAGTATATAATGAGTAGCGAAGGATGGACAGACGATGTGGAGAAAGTTTTAGAACTAATCCGCCAAAATAGCGTATTACTCGCAACATTTCACAAGAAGAAATATTACGAATACAAGGGGTGGTTGAAATATTTTAAATTGCCGATGATAGTGCTTACCTCCATAACGAGCATAGCGTCAATGGGTTTGACGAACTATATGAAGCAAGACGACATTTCCTTACTTACTTGTTTGTTGTCGCTGGGTTCGGCACTGATAGCGTCCATAGAATTGTATTTGGGGATACAGAAAAGTATGGAGATGGAATTGAACGCTTCCAAGTATTACTTGCTTTTGTCTTACGATATTTATAAAACGACGCAGTTGAATAGGGAACATAGAATAGAGAACGGTAGGCAATTCCTTGACGAGAAATACAACACCTATGTTAAGTTGATAGAGAACTCAAAGATATGCCGAGATAAGAAATACAAAGACCAGTTAGCACCACTGCCTTTGGATATAAAACCCATAGACACACCAACCAGTTCCAAAGAGAGTTTTGGATTGGAGTTAGTTGTTGAAGACAAGTAAATCTCTTTTGGATTTTGAAACATACAGAGAAGAATATTACCCCACCCCTAATTTAATTAAGTATTGTCTATTGTAATATTTAGCATTTTATTTTGTTTGTATAGAATATAATGCCCCCCAAAAAAAGAGGAAGACCACCGAAACCGAAACCATTGACGCAAAAGGCGGAGAAGGAAATGATGGGACAAGAAGACATCGCATCAACCGCAAGAGAATTGACGGACGCACAGAAGCGAATGGCGAAAGCGAGGGAAGC